AGACTGAATTTACATTTGCAATCGAACCGGCAACTGTATTGATGTTAGCTCTATTGTCATAGACTGAATTAACATTTGCAATCGAACCGGCCACTGTGTTGATGTTAGTGGCATTAGCAACAACGCTATTTATGTTCGATTGATTAGCTACTGCACTGTTGATGTTGGCTGAGTTGGCAGAGACTGCGGTAACAGAGCTTGCAATGCCACTAACAGTGCTTACATGCGTACTGATACCAGCAACAGTGGCGACATTGTTAACAGGTGTAATTTGACCAGCAACAGTCTGTATCTGAGCGATGCTATTACCACAGGTCTCAAGTGCGCCACCGCTTTGACCAGCCAACAATGGATCTGTAATCGAACCAAGGTCATCTTCCGTAGAAAGATCGTTGGCAACTACAGCAATGTCATTGAGGTCGGACTGATTAGGGGTAATGGCAGCCCAATTATTACCACGCCAGGCTTTAATGACCTGTGAAATGGTGTCAAACCAAAGATCTCCAGGCAGGATCTGGCTATTGTCGTACCGGGTAGTCGGTGCGTTAGGGCTGATCTGGTATAGATCAGAGAAGTTATTGATGTCAACGACGTTTGCAGCAGCTGTTTGCACCGCCTGAATGCTTCCAGCAACCGTGGTGACCTCAGTGGCCTTAGGAGTAAGGCGGTGGAAGCTGTACGTGTGCTGGGTGGGGGTAGTTTCAACAAGGACCCCGAAGCCAGCAGGAAGATTGCTGGTAACCCCAGTGAGAGTGACAGTATTACCAGCACCAGCACCATTAGGAATACTGACCGTACCGCTGGAAGGGGTGTAAGAAGCACTGAGCTGTTTAATACTAATGATGGTCCCTGCACCATCTGGGTTGTTAATGTCAGGGTTGGTTGCCGGGAAAGAAGTTTCGTTGGCAATGGGAACAAATCCACCAATATCGTCAACCAGATCGATGATCCGCTTGTCGATAGCAGCCGTAGAAGCAATTCGTTGGTCGCTAGATGACCAGGCATCCCCGGAGAAGATCGTTTCGCTAGTATCCTGACGGAAATAACGAAGATCAGATGCAGATGTGGTGAACACACTGCTGTCGTTGACGGTGGCCCCAGCTACTTCTGCATTGGTGACTACTGCACTGTTTGCCAGTTTGGCGAGCTCAATGGTGCCATTAGCAATCTTGTCGTTGGTGACGGACTGATTGGCCAGCTTAGCGGTGGTCACGTTCAGATCAGCAACCTTGGCCGTCGTAACGTTTTGGTCGATGATTTTGTCGGTCGAAACCGAGTTGTTGGCAAGGTCTGTAGTGACAATAGTGCCATCAGCGATCTTGGCACTGGTTACAGCACTGTCTTGAATCTTGCTAGTAGTGATTGCTTGATCAACAACCTTGGCAGTCTCCACACTGTTGGACGACAGCTTGGCGGCAGTGATGTTGGCATCAACAATTTTGCCGGTGGTTACAGAGTTATCTGCAAGATCAGCAGTAACAATTGTACCATCAGCGATTTTGAGACTTGTTATTGCGCCATCAGCTACCTTACCCGTCGTAACGTTTTGGTCGATGATTTTGTCGGTCGAAACCGAGTTGTTGGCAAGGTCTGCAGTGACAATAGTGCCATCAGCAATCTTGGCACTGGTTATAGCACTGTCTGCAATCTTGGCCGTGGTGACGTTCTGATCAGCAATCTTAGCCGTGGTTACATTACCATCAGCAATCTTGGTCGTGGTGACGTTCTGATCAGCAATCTTGGCTGTGGTTACATTACTATCAGCAATCTTAGCCGTGGTGACGTTCTGATCAGCAATCTTAGCCGTGGTTACATTACCATCAGCAATCTTGGCTGTGGTGACGTTCTGATCAGCAATCTTAACCGTGGTAACATTACCATCAGCAATCTTAGCCGTGGTTACATTACCATCAGCAATCTTAGCCGTGGTTACATTACTATCAGCAATCTTGGCAGTGGTGACGTTCTGATCAGCAATCTTAACCGTGGTTACATTTGAATTTGCAATCTTACCGGTCGTGACATTGCTGTCAGCGATCATTGAAGTTGCAACCGTACCAACATCCCCAGTGCTTACAAGGTTGCCACTAGAGTTGGGAAGATTAAGCGTTCGATCTGCAGTAGGGTCGCCACCAAGCAGCGTTGTTTCGTTTGCATCATCGGTAGCACCCTCGAAGATCAGGCCCCTACCAGAGGTAAATGCAATGTTTCCAAACATCTCACCACCAGAGCGGTCAAGTCTACGCTCAACCGTCTCTTGGGTGTTGTACAAGACCTGATTAAAGTTGGCATTCAGATCCTGGGCTCGCACAGTGGAGCCTGGGTAGAACGTGGCCTTAGCAGGGTCCGCACTCGTTACCCGATAGATGCGGATTTTGGTCCCATTAGTAGGCGCAGCGTTAAACTGAACCGTAGTAGCGTTAGCAAAGGTATATGCAGTTGTATCAACACCGTCAAAGCTAACTTTGATATCAGTGTTTAGGAGGTATGGGAAGGTAAAAGAGTAGAGAACGGCAGAACCGTTCCCTACATAGTTATTCTCAGCAAGTGCCATTGCTATTTAGGCATGTTGACGATCTGGTCTAAATCAATGGTGCTGGAATCGACTTGCGGTCTACGTTGGGAATCCCTAAGGATCTGACGCTCACGGATATCACCTTGCAACTCGGGAAATTCTCTCTTCAGCTGCTCAACAGACATATCCCTGTAACGAAGAATAGTCTTTACGATCTCGTCGTAGAAGGGTTCATTCTCTTTCGTGACACGCTCACCAGCAGCTAGTCTAGCTTTGAACGAACGCACAGCAGGACCAAAATTGGGATTAGTTACCCACTTCTCAAGCTCCTTATGAAGTCTACTATTGCCCATTATTTGCTGCATGCGGGATCTGTGAGATCTATCGAGCTTTACGCCAGAGAGTGTCTTGGTAATAATGCTGTTATCGAACTCAATATCTTCAAGAGCATCGCGCACAACGTCTTGCTTACGAGTACGAATAGCAATTGGATTTATAGCATTATATCCTCCATTAGGTGCCTCGATCATGCTACCATCAAGCCAGTCGTACATCGGAGATCCAAGAGGAGCAAATCCGGCCGAGCCTCGATAAAGTGACTGTGATAGCTTATCGTTGAACTCCTGCATGTAAGGCTTCATCATATTGGCAACCGTAGATCGGATGCCCGCCATGGGAAGGAAACTGTTTATCGTATCAACAGGAAGAGTTGTCAGACTATCTAAACCCTGCCAGCCTGGGGTGAGAATGCGACCAAGAGGTACAACACCCTGCATGTAGCTCTTATTGGTGAAGTTAGCAGCAATTGCATAGGTGATATACCCAGCAAGGTACTTGCCACGATCTTCTGAGAGTCGCCCACGTTGGGTGAAGTCGTAGATATCAGCAACAGAGCTCAGGATCCAGCCAAATGGTTCGATCCTGCTGTAGTCAACCCATTTATCGCCAACAAGAAAAGATCGAGCTGGGTGCTGCTGTAACCACAGCTTGCGTTCGTCGGGATCCGGCGGGCCATTGCCAGTAATTATGCCGTTGTGAGCAGCCAAAGCCGCACCAACAACAAGCATGGTTCCCCAGGCCTGACGCCCACGCATCACAGCCTTGGCATACTCATCATCCCCATCCATTACACGCTTAAATTCTTCTAAGTGTCTGCCAAGTACAGGTACATGTGTGCCTGCATAAACCATAATGTTATGGCCTGTTTTAACAAACGGGAAGAAGATTCTTAAAGGTGGAACTTCAGTAACAAAGTCACCAAATGATTTGGCCCAACCCTCTAGATCCGATTGGAAGGTTGTCTCCTTTGCTATGTTGAGGAGGTCGTCATCAAGGATACGACCCGTATCAGGGTCAAAGGTTCTGTCAAAATTTGCTTTGTACAGGCGTTCAAACACCTCCTTTACAGGATCATCAGTACCTGACGACTCCTCAATGGCTTTTATCATGATCCTGGAGTTATACTCCATTCGTGAGACCATGGTTTTGAAGAACTCATCCCCACCAGTTAGTAGTTTGCTAGGCCAGTTGAGCCACGGCATACGAGTGAGGCCATCCATCATGTCAAGCAGTCCAACACCAGCTTTTAAGCCAAGGTCGTTTGAAATTGCTGCAGACCTGCGAAGTATTTCGAGCTGTATGTCAGTTTGAGCCGCCTCAACAATACCCTTATCACCCTCATTGACAGCTCCATCTTTCATTGATCGCCAAGCAATCTCAAAGGAGTCAAAGACTGTTTGGTGAAGGTTATACAATGAGGCTGCAGCTGCCTTTTTAATTACGCCATTTCCACCTGTAGCGGCAGCAATAGGACGATAAATAACGTTTACCAGTCCACTGATAATGTTGGTTAGCTGCGTTTTAGGGCCAGAAAGGATAGAGTTGTAGAAGATGTTGAGGGCCTTACCCACAAACAGCTTGTCCATCCACCTATCAAGGGTGGCCATCTTGGAGACATCGCCCTGAGCCATGACCAGAGCATTGAGCAGGCGATAGCCAGCTTCTCGTGCTTCAGGTTCTGCATCCGCCATTCGACGGACGATGCCATCCAACGCCTCATCGGCATTGCGGAGCTCACGTCCAAGCTGTTCAGGGGTAAAAGCTCGTCCCGGGACATTGATACTGACCCCACCAAGCAATGGAATAGGAATCTGGTAAGCCCGAAGCATGTTCCCGTAAACATTTGCGCTTATTTTGTGAATACGCATTAGTGCCTTGAGATTGTCTGCAAGGCGCGTAAAGGCAGGAACAGCATCAACGTTGTTATCGATCATTGACATTATTGGCCCTGCAGACTCATACATTTGATTGGCGAGCTCTTGCATGAGGCCACGAACTTGAACAATGCCAGCACGTGAAAGCAAGGTGTCACCACCAACGTCCTGAGTAAGCAGCTGAGTCAAGTCAACGTTGAAATTATCATCAAGGGCATCTTGCATACCTTGCCATGCATCCATGACGATCTCCTGCTCAGTACGCCTAGAGATCTCAGAAAGTTCAGCCAGGTCAATGGGATTCTGCTGAACCATTCGGCGCAGCAAATTACCTGCACCATCTGAGGTAGCTGCAGCGATCTGACTAATCTGGGCATGAGTAACAGTGCGTCGTGATAT